TCCGCTCGGCAAGAATCGGAACAATCGAATTGCCCAACGCTTGAATCCGCTGCCTTCTCCCCTTAACCCCGTGAATAACCCTAGGAACGTCTAAAGGCTCGTCCAACCAACGGGGTATCCCATCATCCATTCGACCCAATCCGGGTTTAAAGACCCCTGCATTGACCCCTCTGGGTAGCCCGCCGTCGCCGCAACCGCATCGCTCAAAGTGTTGGTCATTGGATTGCGACCCGTCTTTTCCATAGTCGCTTCCTTCCGCGCCCCCCTCCACGAACTTGCAGTCGGTGTGGGCAATAATCCATACCCTGTCCCGTCTATGCGGGGCGTCGACGGAACAAGCCGGTATAACAAACGCCCTTGCGGCGTAGCCTGCGCTTTCCAAGTCAGAAAGCACCTGGTCGAGGCCCAAGGAAACATGACCAGCAACATTTTCTCCAATGACCCAAGCGGGCCGGTGCTTTTGGATAAGGTTAAGCATCGATGGCCAGAGGTGACGGTAATCTTCACCGCCTTTCCGCTCCCCGGCAACACTAAAGGGCTGGCAAGGGTATCCCCCGCAAATAACGTCAACTGGTCCTGCATGGTCAAGCGTCCTAACATCACCATAAATCGGTACATTAGGCCAATGCTTGGATAAAACACGGCGGGGGAAATCTTCTATCTCGCAAAACCCGACCGTTTCAAAACCGCCCGTCCGCTCAAGACCTAAAGAAAAACCACCTATGCCGCTAAATAAATCTAATGCCCTTAACAAAGATTTGTACCATGTGAGTTTCTAATAAAAAAAACTATGCAGAAAAAACCAAAAAACAGCAAGCGAAAAACTTAAACAGCCTCATACGTCGCCGCAAAAATATCCGGCTTGCAAGGGTAATACTCCCCCTGAACACCCCGGATAACCCAATCGCCAGGGTCAGCACGCATATCACCTTCAAGAGTGGAAATGTAATACTGATCACCAGACCGCTTAACAATACCAGCCGAAACCAAATTGTAAAAAGGATCAACACCACCATCAACCAAAGGAATCTGAACAGCATGAATAACAATAGGCTTCTTCCGAAACTTCTTCATCAAATTATCTCCGTGAGTTTTTGAAAAATTAAAAATCGAAAAAATAAAAAAAACGAAAATTAAAAAAATAATTGGGATGGTGTTTGTTTGTGTGGATGGGTAGAGGTCCCGACACCGAGCGGCCCTTTAGCGGCGCTGACGGCGGCCGGCCGGGGGTCTGACTTTCACCCTCAAAGCACTTCCTTTTTCAACTAGCAGGTGATTAGTGGTCATTGCGGCCTATGTGTAATGTCATATTCGGCAGAAAACTGCCATTCATACGGTCGCATAATATCTATTATGTAAAACGACATTGAAAACCATAACAATATCAATCATCTAGCTTGGGTACTGGCTGGCTCTCTAACTCTATGACTTCCGGCTGGTCATCGCGACCAGTATCAGCAATTGACTGCAATAAGCCTGCGATATTATCCGATGCCGTAACATGTTGTTCTAACAATCTTTTTTCGCCGTAATGATTACGATTTCTTACACCCGCCGACCATTTAAACGCCTCCAAAGCCACCCTAGCAGCTTGGCTATCCTTGATTGATCCGTCTAGCAATCCTTCGCCGATCAATGCGGCACGTTCTGCGAAGTAATGCCCCTGCTCCTCTCTAGCACGCGCGAAATCGTTTGCGAAGACCTCATTATCACTTAGCCATTTACGAACCGTTGATTTAGCAGGAAATCCTTTTGCTCGGCAAATAGCTTCTAACGCGATGCCATCTGCAATCATTTCGCATATTGCATCACCATAGTGTTGTTGAAATTCACGTCTTGGCGCGCCGATTTTTGATGGCGCTGCTATTTTATGCAAGCCTCTTTTTTTTGCATATGCGTCTGCGAGAACATCTTTCATGCTAGCAACATTTTTATGATTTGTGGGTTTTGTTTAGGTTGCGCTTTTTTATCGCGAGATTGTCTTGTTTGTCTATATTGGTTTTGTGCCTGAAAGGGAAAACTTAATAAACGAGATATCCGATAGGATAATTATATCGAGTGCGAAGACGTTAGTCTGAGAAACCCAATAAAGGTATCTGTTGACGGTTCAAAAAGGGGTTGTCAAGGGTGAATTATAATGCATGTGATTTATGGCGGAAAACTGGGGTTTGTTATTCTTCGTTTTTGGTAGGTGCATTATTGTGCATACTGTTTTTTGACGTTTTCTGCGAATCACCATCGTGACTTTTAATCACTTTTCTTATCAGATTGATAGCTTGATCCGCCCGATTATATTTCGTTAAGCGGTCTATCAAACTGTCACGGATAAATTGTGAACGTGATACTTTTGAAGTATCGGCGGCTTTGATGATTGCCGCTTTTAAATCCGCTGGCAACCTAATCAATATCGTTTCTGTGTTTTCATTCATAAAAAAAGATATACAATTATGCATTTTGTATGTCAACAGGGGTTTACAATGTTTTTCCCCTATGATATACAATAGGTATAGTTTGATATACAACAAGGGAAACGAGACAATGGAAAACGGCATTAAGGTATATAAGAAAATTGCCCAAGAACTACGAGTGATTGAGAACCCAAACGCGAGCGAGCTATGGCGCAAACGCGCTTTTGCCAATCTCGAATATATTGGGAAAGAATTACTGCCAAGCGGTAGTGGTTTCGATAGCGGTTGCGAGATAATTCTGGATAAATCAACCCCTAATAAAATTTTCATTAGATGCGATTTTCACCATATGAATAATGATGGTTACTATGACGGTTGGTCATATCATACGTGCATCATCACGCCAGACCTTGCTTACGACCACGATATGAAGGTTACTGGGCGCGATAAACGTGACATAAAATCCTATATTCTCGACACTATTTATAGCGCAATAGACACAACCATCTTAAACAAAACCCATTATACAGATTGATTGCTCTTTTACCGCTCTGACATTGCGTCAGGGCGGCGATAGACCAACCAAAGAGCAAAGGGAAACAGATCATGAATACCGAAACCTACCTAATCCCCGATTTCTACCTGTCGGCACTATTTAATGGCGACGAAAGCGGATTAAGCGATGAAGATACCGCCGCATTGACAAGCTTCACAAATGACCGGCTAAAAGAATTTAAATGCTTACACGCCATTGGTTGCGACGAAGAACCGAAATTTACCGCTTGGCATGACTTCCGAATTTATGGCGTCCTAGCGTGCAATTGCGTGAACGTGACTTTCGACATAGGAAGCTAAAGCCAACCACAAACAAGGGAAACGAGACATGATTTATCTTTTAGAAATACCACATCAAAAACCGCCGTCTTTTACCGCATTCAACGACAAAGCCGATTTTGTATCGACCATGCAAACAATGGCGGAATGTATCGATTATGACAGATATGAAATAACGGCCGCTGATTTGGCTGATTGGTATATCGACGACGACGAAATACCCGCCGATCTCGCTAAGATCATAGAAACCGATGGTGTTGCGATTGAGGTTAATAGGTGGGGGGTTATTTCTTATCACACAATTGCCGATGCCCCCGACGAATTTGAATTTTGGCAAGATTTTGCATTGGATGATTTGCATTCTGGTATCGTCGGCACCAAACAAGAAATCATCGATTTTGTGGCGCTTTATCGCGGCCACCAACAAATCAGAACAAATTCCATCGTTCAAACTGAATTCGATTTAGAGGACTAAAACCCATGACCAACCATGAAAAGCTATGGGCAATCTTCTGGACCGTCCTATTCACCATAACGATATTTTTACCCGCGGCGATTGCCGTTCTTGAAAGAGGTTAAAACCATGACCATCAAAACAACATTACACGCCTTTTACTTGCACATGGATATCCCTAGCGAGCGAGCCGAATGGGACGCGCTAAAAGTAAAACTAAAAGATCATCCCCATTGCATGGAAAGCATGGAAACTGACAGCGACCATCGCAGACGCCATATTAAGCCACTAGACGGCCAGGAAATTGAGCTAGAAACCAAACACTTGTTTTCCAACCAATGGAACACGACGCCAACCGCGACAAGTGAAACCGGGTTGCGCGTCTTTGATTTCAGAAAAATATATTTTCCGCACACTAGAAATTTGCGAGTTGGCCATTGGCTGGAACAAACAAGTGAAATGATCGAATTGCGAGCGAACACCTTATCTTGTGGCTATTGCGGTAAACAGTACGCGCCGCACGGTGTTAACTTTTGCCATGACTGCCTGGGCAGCGAATATCTTACAGAAGATAACTTAAACCTTCTTCGCCTACTGCCGGTTGCTCAATTTATGCCGAATAGGCCAGAACTAACGGAAGGCGAAAAGCAATATTTAAAACCGCTATTTGTGGATGCCCAAATAAACGGCAACACCGAGCGGTCAAAAAAGCGACTAGCCGCTAAACGTGAAAAACTGGCAACCGATTGTCAAGACGCTATCGATGCGGCCATAATCGAACGTGACGGCTTTCTGTGGATGATGGATC